TTCCCGCCTGAATATTATCCGCTGTAAGAAAACTTGTGGCGATATAACCGCCAACAATGATGGTACTACCCTGCACTTTCGCTGTATCAGCTGCCGTATTCACACTGGTCTGGTCGGCATTTGCATCAGTACATTTTGCCTGAGTACGTGCCACAACCAATGTCCCGGTGGTTATTTTACTGGCGTCTACCGTGGAAATCTTGGCGTTGGTAATGGTGGCATTGGCTATTTTGGCATCGGTAACAGCGAGATTATCAATTTTAGCATTTACAATCGCGGCATTTGCTATAAATGCGCTTCCAATGACCATATTAGCTGAACTGTTCCAAACAAGGGTATGTACTCCACTGGTGTTAATGGCGATCATGAAAGCCGTGGCACCTAATGTAGGGTGTGTAGCACTGGTAGAATACGTTGCATCCCCGATTACCCAGTACACATAGGCTGCGGAGGTGTTTCCGGCACCAATGGCGTATTCCGCCCCGTTATACACGACAGAATGTGCGTTCCATGCAATCGATCCGGCACCAGGGCTGTTATTTGTCCATGCATCCCCGGAAAGTATCACGGTATTCGTGAACAATTTAGTTGCAGTAACGGAAAAATCATCAATGTCAGTAGCATCAATGCCGGTGGTCGTTGCGCTCACACCATTGGTTTCGGGATAATATAAAGATGTTTTCCCGCTGGTATTACGGGCCCTTAACCAGTAATACCGCGTCTGTCCCGCAGAACCTATGTTATCAGTAAAAGTGGTGGTCTTTGTCTCGGCTATTTTGACAGCAAGCGCGATGATATTATCAGTTGCCAACGCCCAAACTTCCATTACATCGAAGTCTTTATCGGTTTGGACATCCCAAGAAAGATAAATTTTGGCAATACCGCCTGTCGCAGAAAGGCCTGAAGGTTGCGATGGTGTCGTCAGCTTACCTTTGATAACAATCGAGTTACGAGGACTATCATCAGGTGATTGCAGAAGACCTTGCGAACTCACAGCCTGCACAACTACTTCGTATTCATGTTCCGGCGATAGGTCGGCTCCAGTGATGATGACTGTGTTATTATTTGTTCTCATTTATCGTTTCCATTTTGCCTGAATTATTCGCGCCCAATGAGCATAAGCCGTTGTTGGGATGTTCCCGACATTATGTGTAGTTCTCGATAACCAGCCGTGATACCGTCCTTCATCAGTTTTGTACATCACAACATCACCAACAGCATAGACATAAGTAGCATTCCACAATCCCATCCATCGTAAGCGGTCGTCTATGGGTATCCAATCAGGATTTGCGATCGATGTTAAACCACCGGCAGGCGTAATTGAGCCGCCAACATCGATAATGAATATCGCATTTTGGACAAGCGCGCCAACAGGCGTAATTGAGCCGCCGAAAGATAGGAATAAACCCTTTGTTACCGCCCCGGTTGGAGTGATAGAACCCGACAGTGAAAGTATGTGAGTTGCAATCGTTGATAATGAACCAACCGGAGTTATCTCGCCCGACAGGGACATGGCAATAGGCATACCACGATAGTTATATGCAATCTGCCTGCGGTCGAATACAGATATGGTGCCGTCGGGTGTTGGCATGTTCCCGCCAACATTACGTCTCTTTTCAGCGGTATCAATCGCCATGTTAACTCATCTCGCCACGTGTGAACGTAGAACCGTCATCACCCAATGTTCTGCTGCCAAGTTCGGTAGTACCATCTTCCTTCTTTATTGATTCGGCTATCGAAGTCTCTGTGCGGGCGTTACGGAAATACTCAAAGAGGAATTGGATCATCGCCCTAAGTGTTCCGGTAGTGTCAGGTATCGATGCAAGTTCGGTATTCGCATCCTCGGTTGGCCGTTCTTGGGTGAGGATGGATAGCGGATCGCCACATGATATGTCAGCCGTTCCGCTTTCCGCTGTTAACACAACCAATTCGGCGTTGGATTCCGCTTGTAGCAGGTCGAAAATATAGACGCCGGGATGGTTGGTGGAGTCCAGTTCCGTGGGATTGGCGTCATCTGTGGCTGCACTCACCCCGCCATCCTTACTGATCTGTGCCGTGATGTTTCCGGCATCACCTGTTTTCAGGCTACCGTCAGATGTGTCAATAGCCGTGACAGCGAGTTTCTGTCCGTCTGTGTTTTTATAAATTGGCATTATCAGCTCGTTTCTCCAATTTCGGATGCCGGTGTAAATACTTTGGTTGTTTTGTCAATCTTATATTTTTTCTCTTTTATGTCCGTGGGTACATTTTCATTCGGAACACCCTTGATAATATCAATACAATTATCCACAAACTCATGGTCACAGATAACAGTACCGCCGAGATAAATTGTTTTTTTACCCGTAATGGGATCAATCACGGTTTTTGGCGGCGGGTGGTTTGGTATATGAATAATACTATTCCCCCGCGAATCTTTTTTTACTTTTATTTCTGCATTATCGGGATACACAAACTTCACTTCTTTGGTGTTTTTGTTTTTAATGACTTTCATATTATCCCCCTATCGCTTGAAGAGAATCACTATCCAATACTCGAACACGTGCTTTATATCCAAGTAATTCATTATTGTGCATTTTCAAACTTACACTATTGCCAGTAAAGAAGTAGGTTAACATTGGATTTTCACCAGTAGCGTTCCCTTCATCTACACCGTCCACAATAATCGTGCCCGCAGCGTCTTCAGCAATTCCCAAAATATCATATATAGCGTAATTATTGTCCACAAACATAATGTCCCAAATTAAACCATAAGAAGCGGTATGTGCCGCATTAATGCCAAAATATGTAATATAATTTGCTTCACTTATTACAAACGATTTACCACCAAAGGTAGAGCCAGGGATATCATTGATAAGATGTTTTATTGTTCCTGCGGCTGTTGTATTACCCGAAATACTTCCTATCGTATAACCTTGTTTGCTATCATCAGAATTATCCCAAATAGCCATAAAATACGTAGAATCCAAAGCAACTACCCTCTGATAAATAGTTTCGTCCGTTCCTTCAGACAATTGAACTCTATTACCAAAAGTAGGAGTAGTCCCTACAATACTTGCTGTTGTTGCCTTCGTCACATCATTATCCGCATCATCCTCATAAACAACAGTAACGTGCGTAGAATCAGTAGAACAAATGGCTGTTCCAACAGTATTCGCATTATTAGAAAAGTCAGTATCAGCCCCAGCGGTTGGATCATTCCCCGAAAAAGAAACTATAGTACAATTACCATCACTTGTATCCCCATCGTCCCGGTAAGAAACGCCTGCAAGATCGGTATTCACTTGACACGCCGAAAGGTATCTTAAAAAATCCCCGCCATTTCCAAACGTATCCTCAACTCCAAGAGTTATTGCAAGAGTAGCAGGAGTAACAGCCACACCATTTACTACCCCACCATTATTAGTTTGATCCGCTACAAATATAGCTGCTTTATCATTGTCTAATTTACATATGGCTAAGGATAATATGGCAATGGCTTTTACTTGCGCCAAGGTTCCAAAAGTAGCGGTTAACTCATTTGGTTTTAACTCACCTGCAATTACTTCTGGTTCCGTGCTTCCACCGCTATCATTATAACCAATTACAAAACGACCATTGTTTACCGAAGCAATGTCTATATGGAGAGTATTGCCCGCATTAAATATATAATCTGATCCGATAGTAGTAGTACCGTCGGACTCAACACGCATGGGAGTGAAAGTACCGTCGGCTGTAACCGAATTAAAAGCATAACCCGCAATATTTGCAAATATCCAATCCGCAGCTTGGTCAGTATCCCCCGCGGTGCTGATTTCGTTGGCGGTTTCCGAACCTTGTAGTGATAATGCTGTTTTTTGCAAATTACTGAATGGTATAAATCCGCCAGACGTAGAAACACAAATATCACCAGCAACCATTGCTTCCTGCTCGGTAACTGTGATTGTTTGATTACTGCCCGACGCATCAACTGCTGTTTGCACCGCCGCGATACGGCTTAATACATTAGTCCAGAAGCTCATATCATCCCCCCGCGTTCATTGTCAGTTGGTATGTAGTTTCGGCTTTATCGCCTAAGCCAAATGCGATGCCGGTAAACACGCTTCTGTCCATCGTAATACCTGCCGCTGCTGCATTGGCAAGAATATGCTCGGTAATGGTATACGCCCCTCCAAAGGTATGCGTTGCCACGGAACTATAAATATTCGCCGCCGCTCCCTCAGTCTGCGTACCGACTTCACGCGCATCACCGCAAGGTGTTTCAAGGCCGGTATCGGCTGCAAGTTCACCTGTCGAGCCTGTGCCGTAATCATGATACTTAAAATCTGAGAATGTTGCATCAGCACTCTGTAATACATCAACCAGCATCTCAACAAAATCATCAGTAATACATTTTCTACTTACAATACCATAATCAATAACCTCACCGGTGGCTCTAAACACCCGGATTGATAATGAAGAAAACCAAGTTAAACTGCCTCCGGTTAACATTTTTCGCTCCTCTCAATTAATTAAAAATGGTTCTGAAGTATTCCCGCTCTTATCACTAATATAGACTATCCCATCATTTTCAACAATAGAATTTATATCGTAAGAATCTCCAGAATCCCATACTCCCTCAACGTCGCCTTCATCTGCATCTACATCACGCCAACTCACTTCATATTCGCCATTCTGCGCGTCTGGCGGTGGTGAGAACTTAACAACGATACTCGATTCATATTGCCCTGTAGTGCGATTAAGACTCACCACTTCCTGTAAAGTAACGGATGTGGCTCGTGGGAATGTCACTACTGCGGGTTCATTCAAATCTGGGGCAATAAGCGCTATCTTATTCAATACAGCTATTTCACTATCAGAATCCGCTGCGTTTAAACGGTAAACATCCTCATCGTATTCCATTGCCACTATCTCAAACCTGTAATCGCTATTCGCTGACAATGACATGATGCGGAAAAGTTTAACGGTTGCATCTTTAATGCCGAATGCGTATGGATCATAAACTTCAGGCAAATAATCTGACCAATCCCAATCTGTACCAAAAGTTAGAACGGTTCCGTCAGCAGACACATTACCGCTTGTAATACCCTTTTTTACCTCAATGCCACCATCTTTACAAGCCATCTGTAATTCATATTGCGTAGGCAGTGGAACCGTTGTCATGGCCTTATCGAGAGTAAGCGTCACCAAGCCATTCAGCATGAAGGTAGGTATGGTCGTTCCCGGACTTACCATCACACCGTCAAAATAGGCTTCACCGATACCTCCAAGCCATACTGTTGCTGTGGTCTGGGTTGCTGCCGTGGTGAAGGCCACACTTACTTGCTGCCATTGGAGCACCAAAGTCTTATCAATATTTGCCTTGCTATAAGGACTGCCTGTGGCCAATGTCATGGCTCGTATGGTATACGTGGCAAGAGGGACAGCCGTGGGAACTACATATATCCAACACGATAAAGTATACTCGGTGGAGGGCTTCACTGTAAATGACTGTTGACCGCCTCCATTGTCAACTGCGGATACGGTGCGCAGACTGAGGGAACCATACTTCGCTTGTGCTGATGAACTCCACCACGACTGCCTCCCCCACTTCGTCCAACCTGCCAGACCACTCTCAAAACTCGGATTGACAAGCAGATTGTAAGCCACATCAACTAATCTTCCACCATCCCCGCAGATCGTATCATGCTGAACCGGAATAACATCGCCTACTTCGAGTTCCATCGCCTCAACATCAGTTTCAAAAGCAATCGTCTGAGAAAGAAGAAAGTTGCAATTCAACCGATATTGAGCAATGGCGAGTGCCTGAATATAATCTGTCGTTCCATAAAGAGTCATCGAGAGTGGACTATCTTGCTCATCAGCCGTATCCCATTCGGGTATTCGTGCGGTGAACTTCGATTCGGTATATGCGGGCGTCCGGTCAGCATTGGCAAACGATGCTTCGATGCTTCTGGCTTTTTTGCTCTGGTCAACCCAAGACTGTTGGAATGTGCCTTCGTTTATGTTGCCCATACAGAACAGCGAATTTATTTCGGTATCAAGCGCTTGTCTGTCTACAAGTGCCCTGAACTCACTACCGATGGGAATGATTGACGCCAGTCCTTCCTCACATATACGGGATATGGCGTCCCAGATAGTCATAGTGGTATCGAACACCGTGTTGAGCCGGAACTCAAGGAAAGTGAAAGTATGCGTCTCCCAACCAATAAATGAGTCATAATCGATGCGATCCGGATCGATACCACAACCATAAACCGGCATTATTTCACTTGCTTCATTCGTCATATTAGGATATTGCGGATGACTAATCCAACCATTGACAAGCATGTCGTAAACCGCCCATGCGTGGCAGTTAGCGTCTTTATCTACCCAAGAGCCGGTATCATCCATTACTTTGACTTCAGAGCGTTCTATGGCCGCTGTTACCTCAAAGCCTCCCTGTAGGTAGCCAGTAGCCATTGCCCTGATACCAAGTAGGCATTCACCGGGGAATGTATGGGGACGGTATTCGCCATCGCTGTCTGGCAAGGAATAGGTCACACCGGCGACGTTGGCAATTTCAACTATTTGGGCACTTATCGCTTCATACTGTACTTCATAACTTTTTGTTGCATCAAGATATACTCCTTCATTCTTCGCCGACCATGAAACAGAAAAACTTTCTGTTTTATTGGCACTGATACTTAACCCATTGTCTAAAGAATAAGTTGTTTTAACGCCTGTTTCTTTCCAATTCAATGTCTGTTCAAATGGATTCCATTTTGTAGTTCCGCTTTCTCGATATTGCGCCTTGATTGTAGCTGTATCATTTTTAGTTTCTTGCTGTTTCCAGCTAAAACTATACAATCCTCGCGGAAAATAAAAAACGAGTTCAATATTGTGAATATTGCTTAAAACTATTGATGAAGTTTTAAAATCATCAATGATATATTTTTTCGTTGATGCCGCTGGAACTAATCTTGTAAAGTAAGTTACAAGATGATAGCCGTTGGGTATTTCCGTAGGTTTAATACTTCGTAATGTATATTTGCTTGCGCCCAATACCCATAATACGCATAATGGTGTTTCGGGAGTAACTTCCGGGAAAATCGCCCAAGTTGTTTCCCCTTTTTCTATTTTATGATAAGCACCAAAATAGAGTAGGTCATGTTCTTGCCATTCAATCCAATATTGATGTCCGCCAGTTTCAAGTTCTTTTAAAACTATAGAAGCTGTGTCAAAAGCTATTGTAGGTTCTGGCGTATTAATTACTACTCCCTGTGGATAATTGTCATAACTCGTCTCGAATCCCTCGATGAACGCCTGCTGCGCCGCACCCGCCCGTGTCTCAAACGTGAATATGTCAGGCGCTGCGGTTACATAGCTCTCAATGGGATTATTGTCAATCGTAATGTCGGAAATACCTGCGTCCCATGCCGTGCCATGACTAAGTTTCCAATAGCGTGAATTTTCTTCTAAAGGATTATGGGCATCCACATGCGACCTTATACATTTATATGTTCTACCGGGATATGCTGGCATCGTGACTTCACTTATATCTCTGAAATAGACTTTCCTCCGGTTCCATTCGCCAACCGTTCTTTCATCCACCCGATGCCCGGTGAACGAATAGAGTACATCAAGATATTGTTTTGTCCCATCCATACGCACGTGGCGAGACTTAATGACTGGTTTTACCCGTGTCTTACCGTAGACAATCGGCATGGGAATATCAGCATTAGCGGGTAAATTCGGTTCATGCTTCCATGAATATGCCGGAGAGTCAGGCCCCTTTCCGGGAAGCATTGGTAACATGGCATTTATTAGATATTTACCTACACCCCAAGCATTTAGAGCCGCCAATGACAATCCAAGTGTCCATATTGACCCTATAGCACTTGCCGCACTCCAGAAGGTTCTCCAATTACTTCGTTGTTTGTTACCCATCGCTATCGCCTTGTATAGAAAATGCTTTCAGCGGCACCGGGACTACCACCAAACTGATGAGAATTATTATGAGAACGACAACCCGGAGTGTCATCCGGTGCATCCTCAAGCGTATGTGTGCAAGTCTTTAATTCACCTTCATATCTGCAGAACCCGCCCTTGTATTTATGCCTGCAAGTCAATGCGCCATAATTATCTCTTTGGAAACGACGGGCGAGTGGGTCAGCAATGCCAACTGACAAAGAAATGACTGTATCTGTCATTGCTACATCGAGAATGGTAAACTCTTGCCGGATTCCAACATCGGTCACTACTCCAGCCTGACTGTGATAAATCCTGCGAAGAACTACAGTTCCACCACTTAAACCTCCGTAAAGTTGTAGGGCATCTTTAAGATTTACTGGATATTCTGGAATAGGTTCGGGTTCATAGATAGTAATGGTAATCTTTGGCAATGACATTTGCACTTCTTCAGTGATTTGCTGCACTTGGAATGCCGCTTTAAACCATTTACTGTATTCTCCCCCGCCCGTAGGAGCGCCAATCGTCAGGTCGGAATTGTCATTTACATATTGCCATGCTACAGTCGGACTAAAACGATCAGGATAATAGATACCCATAATGGTAAGCCAAGCACCGCTGACAGCGAGTTGGTTTTTGAGATTGGTGATGGCGGAGGACAATGTTTTCAATTTAGACCTCCTCCAATTCCATCTCTACATTCCAGAATTTAAAGTTGGTTTCTTCAAAGGGAGTGTATATAATGGGCGCTGCGAAGCGTACAGTGAGCGTAGTGGCACGATCAGGCGCAACCCAAGTAAATGATGCACCACCGACTCCGCGTTCGATTTCATGCGTTCTAATCGATTCCTTATCAGTATTGGTTATTCCACGGAAAACGATATGATGGGTTCTGGGTATTCGTGTATATCTTGCGCGTGTCTGGGCGTAACCGGCATCCTTCGGACTGCGGATGGTCGGGTCAACGGATGCAGTATTGATGTATTCAAGCGGTCTCGGTGATTTAGCCGATCCTGTGAGAGTTGGGAAAGTCTCAGCCATTATTGACCCCCAGAATTGACGAAGGTGCGACGGAACCCCGTATTGCTTCCAGCGAGTCGATAAACAGCGTTGAGTACCGTCCGGTCAGACTGTGTTTCTGCTGATGTCACTTCAAGTTCGGCACCCGGAATCTCATTTGTGACGTTGACATAAACTTGAGCGGATTTATTCATATTATATCCGCCTCCTGATGAATATGGGCCACCAGCAGCACCTTCTAATGCACCTGTATTGCCACCACCACCTCGTATATCAAGCCAATCCTTACCAATATCCAACAAACCCCTCGGTGTCATTAAGTCTTTAAAATTGCTCGCCCCGGTTGTCTGTCCTTTAAACAACCATAATTGCATTTGAGTTGCTATTGCGTTGGCAACAAAATCCTTAATTATACTCAATATACCGCGATAGATGCTCTTGAGAAAGCCGGAGAAATTCGACATATCATCCATCCAACCACGTATGCTATCGCGGAATGTGGCATTGATGTCAGCAAAAGCTTTATGGAATCCCTCTTGTAGCGATGGTAATGTATCAAGAACTTCATTGACTGCAAGTTTCCAGACCCGTGCCGCATTCTCCCAGTCAGCAAATGGTTGAGGTTTGCCGTCTTCACCACCAAGCGTTTTTATTAATTTTTTGACAGGAGGTTCGGTATCTTCGGCGGCGGTACCAACATTGCCAAGAGTGTTAGCTAAATCATCAAAAATCTTCATTGCCTTTTCGATAAAAGCGAGTTGATCTGGCGGAAGTGCATTTTTGGCAAACCCGCCCAATTTACCTTTAGCCAATTCAATATCTTTAGTTGCAATATCAATATATTTATTCAATATTTCTTTAGAATCTGACCATTTAGGCTTTGTGAGTGCAAACTGATTTTTCCATCGTCCAAGCATGGGGTTTCCCCTATCATCAAGGAGACCCATTTTGTGTTCTTTATGCATGGAATATGCTGTTAAAGCTGCTCCCCCCATCATACCAAGTGCTGTCCCTATGCCGGGATTTAATATTGTTCCCCCCAAACCTCCTGCGGTTGTTCCTGCTATAAGTCTACCTACCGGCCCAATTCTATTCGCTTGTTTTAATCGCCATTCCCATGTTGCATCATCGACATCTTTCATGAATTTTTTCAAATCATCGAACATCTGGTCTAAACCTTCACGGAATATGACTGATAGACCGTATATAATTCCGGGGATGATGACAAATGGACTTGTGAATGCATTCAATAATGCCGACGAAAGATTAATTATTTTGGGTAGAATCAAAAGTACCAATCCTATTTTAGCCACGAGTACCCCGAAGCTGGCAATAGATTTTACCATATCCTTTACCTGGTCTTTGTTCGCCTTAACCCATTCTTCAGTCTTTGTTGTGAGTTCGATGAGGTTATCAGTCACGCCTTTCAATCCGGGGCTGAACTGGTCAACAAGAGCATAGACAACTGCCTGTATTCCTTTTTTCAACTGCCCCCATTTTTCAAGTAGTGCTTTCAACTGGTCTTTGGCAACTATTTCAGCCTCATTCCCAGCATTGCTGATATTCTTAGTCCATTCACGCACTTCTTTGCTACCCTTAGAAAGCAGAGCAAGCCATGTG